TGGTTCTGCACAAAGACTTCGTGCATCTGGTGTTGCATCTATCGAACTTCCAGATGAAAGTGGAAATGCTAACGGACTTCCAAGAGTTATTCTTGTTTCGAATATCAAGAATGGTTTCGCAGTAAGTGACGTTTGTGAAGGTTCTGTTCCAAGAACAACAGACGGTGGAACAAACCTTTGCACAATTTCTGCAATTAACGGTTCGTCTTCTACAACTACTGCACCTACAATGAACTCAACTTCAACTGATTTGATTACAGATGAAGGTGGACGTATCAGTATGGTTTACTATCTACCAAATACTGAAGAACTAAGATTCAGAACTGGTGAACGTGTATTCCGCTTGATTGACAATATCAACAACAACCCAGAAGTTGGTTTGCACACTTCTAAGGCTGAAAGAGTCTATCGTGCAACTGGTATTGCAGAAGAACGTGAACAGACAATCCTTAACGTAAGACGTGCAGAGTTTGTTCGTGACCGTGTTCAAGATATTAGAACTGTTTCAAGAACGGTTCGTGGTTCAGTAAACGTCAACAGAACATTGATTGGTTCTTGGCGGCGTGGACACGATCCATTGGGACAGACATTCATTAACCAAGGTAATGAAGGTGCATTCATCACTGGTATCGACTTGTTCTTCCAGACTGCTGGACAACGCCCAGTTATCGTTCAATTGGTTGACACAGTTGATGGACACCCATCTAACAAGATTATTACACAGAAGGTTCTAAGTGCTTCAGAAATTAATACTTCTGATGATGCTTCAGTTTCTACTAGATTTACTTTCGATTCTCCTGTATACTTGAAGGACGATATTGAATATGCAATCTTGGTTAAAGTTGATGAACCTGGCTGTCGTGTGTTCTTCTCTGAAGTTGGACAGACTAACTTGACAGACAATCGTGTTGTCTCTGCAAACCCATTGACAGGAACCTTGTTCCTATCACAGAACGGACAGGCATGGACACCACACCAATATAGAGACTTGAAGTTCACACTCTATCGTGCAGACTTTGATACTTCTGTAACAGGAAACCCAATCTTTGTTAATGCTTCTGTAACAAAACAGAAACTCAAGACAAACCCATTTGAGTGTAAGACAGATACCAACAAGGTTCGTGTAACTCAGTTGAATCACGGAATGCGTGATGGCGACTTGGCGACAATCTCTGGTGTGGCAGATGCATTCTACGGTGCGAACTCTTCTATTGCTGGTATTCCGGCAGATAGTCTAAACGCAACACACACAATCAGCGATGTAACAATGGACACTTATGTCATTGAGATTGATGCTGGTGATATTGTTGGTGGAGTTGCTGGACTTGGACATGACACATTCGGTGGTGCTGGAATTACTGCATCTAGAAACCTAACTGGCGATATCGTGTTGCCTGCAATTTCACAGGTTAAACTTCCTAATACAGATATCACATACAGTTTCAACGGTATGTCAACTGCATACTCTAAGACTGCGACTACTAGTATTCAAGAAAATGAAAACTATTATCCAGAACAGAGATTGTTGGTTGCATCTGAAGTAAACCAGAATGATAATCTAAATGGTGGACGCTCTGCGAATATCACGGCAGGAACATCTGCAAAACTTGAAGCTCAGATGACTTCAACCAACACATACTTGTCTCCAGTTTTGGATTCGCAACGTGTATCTCTCTGTATGACTTCTAACAGAGTTGCAAGTTATGAGAGAACAGATGTAAACGTTGCAGAGTTGGATGATAGAACAGTTGTAAGTGCAAATACTAATGTTGCGTTCAACTCTGCAAATGCAACTATCACAACTTCTGATGCATCGACAAAAGAACTATTCTTGACATTGGATGTTGGTAAAGAAATCACAGTGAGTGGTGCTGTTTCTGCAAGTAACAATAAGACTTACACAATTAAGAAGGTTTCTTCGGACGGTGCAACTATTACTGTTACTGCTGCCCCAGGCACCAGTGAGGTTGCTGGTAATTCAGTAACGATTGTTCAACACGAAAACTTCTTTGATAGTATCGCACCTAGTGGAACAACAAACCCAGCGAACTATATAACTAAGAGGTTCACACTAGAGAATCCTGCTACTGCAATTAAGATTCTATATGAAGCAAACCGTCCAGACGGCGCTGATATTAATATCTACTATAAGATTGCAGAAGAAGGTGACGTTAGAGACTTTGATGACATTCCATATGTATTGTCTACTACAGATGAGATTGATAATCCAGAAGAAAACTATGAAACTTTCAGAGAAAGAGAACATACGATTTCTGGGCTGAACGCCTTCTCAACTGCGGCAGTGAAGATTGAATTCACAACAAACAACACTGTGGATGTTGCAAGAATTAAAAACCTAAGAGTAATTGCGTTGGCGTTGTAATATGAGTGAATTTCTAAAAGTAGAAGGACATAACAATCTCGTAAGAGAAACCGATTCTAAAGCCATTATCAATACGGATAAGACTGCTTATCGTCAATACATGAAGGCAATGGAACAAAAAAGAAAACAAAAAGACCAACTTAGGGATGCAGTAAGAGAGATAAATACTTTAAAGTGTGAGATGCATGAAATTAAATCTCTCTTGTTGCAATTAGTGGATAAGAAATAATGGCTGACCGTAATACCCCAGAAAGTTTTACCTTAGAAGAATGGCGTGTCGAGTTTAATGAACTCGCAGTAGACGTTGGCGATATCGCTAACCTTCCTGTTTCTATTGATGGTAATGCAGTAACAGATGTTATCGAAGCAATTACAGAATTGACTGCTGCAATTGAGACTACTGGTATCGGACTTGCCGCAGACAGTGGAACTGCTGAAACTCTAGTTATCAGTGACACCCTTACAATTAATGGAACTGCAAACGAAATTGAAACCGCAGTTTCTAGTCCAGACACAATTACTGTTGGACTACCAAATGACGTAACAATTGCTAATGACTTGACAGTTGGTGGTAATATTGATGTTACTGGAAATATCACTCTTGGTGGCAACATCGTAATGGGTGATACAGACACAGACTCAATTGATTTCAATGCAGATGTTGTGTCTAATATTATTCCAAATGCAGCTGCAACATATGACTTAGGCGCATCTGGTAAAGAGTGGCAAAACATTTACATGACAGGATCGTTCAATGATGATAACGGTGTGTCACTAACATTCCCATCCAACAGTGGGGCTGTTGCAACAGAAGGTTTTAGTGTTGCAATGGGTATTGCTCTTGGTTAAGACTTATAAATAACATAGTATAAACTAAAGGAAGAAATCAGAATGGCAAACAATTTTAAAAACGCATTCGCAACAAGCGTAAGCACCTCAAGTGGGTCGCCTACAACTGTTTACACTGCGAACAATGGTTCTGCCGTCAACTCAATTCTGATTGAACTTGATGTTGCTAACACTGGTTCCTCAGCGGTTCAAGTGTCTGTTGTCGTGTATGACTCTTCTGCAACCGCAAGTTATCACATCGTTAAGAATGCTCCTATCCCTGCTGGTGGTGCATTGAAAGTGGTGTCTGGTCAGAAAGTCGTGTTGAACGGTGACGATGAAGTTCGTGTCTATGCAACAGCATCTACTTGTGATGTTGTATGTTCAATTCTAGAAGATGTTGCATAAGGGGTAGAATATAATGTCTGAAGCATATATCGGTGTTCCATTTATAAACCAAGTATCTACCACATTCCCTAAAGAGGATTTTACTGGTAGTGCATTTGGTTCTGTTACAGGCGCTCACGGAACGTATTCAAATGCGATTGAGTTGAGTATTGATGTTCCTGGCTCTGAAGCAGGTAATATTGAAGTTCTCTATGACAATGTTCGTCAAGAACCCGATGTTGCATATTCAGTTCATGAAGACAGTTCTAACCGTCCAAGAATTCTAAACTTCTCAGAGACAGTTGGTTCATCTGCTTCAATCTATGTTATCCATAAGGGTATCGGCCCTTACAACATGACTCCTCCAAACAATTCGATTGGTGCGACTCAGTTGACAGAACAGATGAAAACCTTCACCACAGATAATTTAACTGGTGATGGTTCGACAACAGATTTTACACTATCAGAAACTCCAGCAAATGTCAATACTTTGTTGGTGATGGTTGATGGTATTGTTCAGAAAGCAACGACTAACTATACTCTTGCTGGAACAACTCTTACATTCACTTCTGCACCAGACAGTGCTGCAGAAATTGAAGTTAAA